AGGCCCTGGCTCGCTCGATGGCTCAGACCAAGCAGATGAAGGCGGCCGCCGTCCTGAACGGCGCTTTCACCACCTCCATTGGTGGTGACGGCAAGCCTCTGTGTGCAACCGACCACCCCACCCTGGGCGGTCCGGACCTGCGCAACGAGCTGTCCACCCCTGCTGACCTGTCCGAGACCTCTCTGGAGCAGGCTCTGATCGACATCGCAGCGTTCACCGATGAACGCGGCCTGAAGATCGCTGTCCAAGGCCTCAAGCTCATCATTCCGAAGGAGCTGATGTTCACTGCCGACCGTATCCTGAAGTCCACGCTTCGCGTTGGTACGGCCGACAACGACATCAACGCCATCCGGAACATGGGCATGGTGCCGCAGGGCTACACCGTGAACCACTTCCTGACCGATCCCGACGCGTTCTTCATCAAGACCGACGCGCCCAACGGCATGAAGGGCTTCACCCGCGTGGCGATCAAGACCGGCTTCGAAGGCGACTTCGATACCGGCAACGTCCGCTACAAGGCCCGTGAGCGCTACAGCTTCGGCTTCAGCGATCCTCGCGGTATCTTTGGTTCGCCTGGCGGCTAAAGAGAAAGGGTTGGGGGTTTCCCGGCCGGAAAAAGGGGTCTTCGGACCCCTTTTTCTTTTTGTGGAGTTGGGTTATATTCAAGACAAGTTCCGGGGTTACCGGCACATCTGACAGTCCCGGCTGACGACATGCAGACAGATGTGCCTCAACACACTCGCATGTGAGGATCAAAATGGGTGCTTCTACCTTTTCGGGCCCGCTCAAGGCCGGCCCTATTTCCCAAACCACCGGCACCACTGTCGGTACCAACGTCGCCAACGTCGGCTTTGTGCTGATGGCCCAATCGGCAGTCATTGACATCATCGGTGCAACGTCTGCTGATCAAGTGGTCGCCACCATTCCCGCTGGCTCGCAGATTGTTGACGTCATCCTGAACGTCACCACGGCAAACGATGACACCGGCACGGCCACGGTCTCTGTCGGCACTTCGTCTGCCGCTACCGCCTTTGTGCCTTCCACCTCGGTCAAGACTGCTGGCACCACGCGCGGCACGCTGACCAACAGTGTGGCCACCGATGTGGGCACGTCAGACATCCAAGTGCTGGCTGACTTCACTGCCCAGAACGGCAACGGCGCTGCCGGCGCTGCTACTGTCACGGTGATGTACCTGCAAGCTCGCGACCTCGTTTAATCGGAGGCCGCCATGAGCTTCAGCAACATCAAGTCGGTACAGAAGACCGCCTCTGCGGCGGCGGTCTCTGGCCGCACTCGTTTGCTGGGGGTGTACTTCACGCACACGGCCACCTCTGCCACGATCACTCTCAAGGATGGGAGCACCAGTGGTGGCACGGCCAAGTTGACGTTGACGTCGCCCGCAGCCATTGGCTCGCAGGACCTCATCATCCCCGACATGGGGATATTGTTCGAGAGCGGCATCTACATCGACCTCAGCTCGGCTGAGATCACGAGCGTGACGCTGCTCTTCGAAGGTGGAGCACCTGCGTAATGGCTACCAAAAAGGGCATGGGCATCAAGACTTCGGTGAAGTCGGGGAACTTCCGACCCACCAAGCAGGGCGCTGGCATGACCAAAAAGGGCGTGGCCGCGTATCGCAAGGCCAACCCTGGTAGCAAGCTGCAGACAGCGGTGACAGAAAAGAAGCCGTCGCCAGCGGATGCAAAGCGGCGCGCGTCGTATTGCGCGCGTTCGGAGGGGCAGATGAAGCAGTTTCCAGAGGCTGCGAAGGACCCCAACAGCCGCTTGCGCCAGGCGAGGAAGCGGTGGAGGTGTTGAGCTGTGGAAATGATGATCTGGAACGTCGTTTTGACGGCGATTGTGGGCATTATGGGCTTCCTGTTGAAGGCAAAGTTCGACGAGGTCAGCCGACTTGGCATTCTTCTGAACAAGACTCGCGAAGAGGTTGCTCGGGACCATGTCACACGCAAGGAAGTCGATGACCGCTTCGATAAGTTCCTCAGTCACGTGGACCAGCGGTTCAACAGGATTGAGGCCAAGTTGGACGAAATCCGAAAGGTAGGGTAACCGAATGAAGAGCGCAGGCATGAAAATGGTGAAGAAGGGCGGCAAGTCCGTGCCCGCCTTCGCCGCCGACGGCGTCGGCAAGATGAAGAAGGGCGGAATGGCAGGAATGCACAAGATGCCCAATGGCAAGATGATGAAGAATTCCGACATGGCCGACAAGATGGGCCGTGCCGTGAAGCGTAAAACGGCCGACGTCAAGGGCCGTGCAATGAAGAAAGGAGCCTGATCATGGCTGGCAAAGGAATGGGTTGCGCCACTCGTGGCGGTGGTGCCGTGATGAGCGGTCCGAAGAATCGTGTCACGTCGGAGCCGAGCAAGACCTCTGGCCCCGTCATGATGAAGAAGGGCGGCATGGCCAACAAAGGCAACATGAACCAGCACAAGCGCATGGCGATGGGCAAGAAGATCATGGGCAAGATGGGCGGCGGCATGGTCAAGGGCTACCGCAAGGGCGGGACGTGTGACTGATGAGCACATCGGGCACCACCACGTTCGACCTCGCGATTGACGACCTGGTCGAGGAAGCGTTTGAGCGCTGCGGCATCCGTGCGCAGAGTGGCTATCAGCTTAACTCTGCCCGCCGCTCGCTCAACCTGCTGTTCCTTGACTGGGCCAATCGCGGGCTGAACCTGTGGACGATTGAGCAGGCGACCTACACATTGACGCAGGGCGTCAACGAGATCAGCTTGCCGACCGACACGGTCAACGTGCTCGAAGCCATCATCCGTCAGAACAACCAGGGCATCAACACCGACGTCTACATCGAGCGCATCAGCCGGGAAGACTGGCTCAACGTGCCCGACAAGACCTCGCAGGCGCGGCCCGCGCAGTTCTACGTTCAGCGGGACAACGCTCCCAAGGCCTTCTTCTATCCTGCGGCCGATCAGACGTACACGTTCGTGTACTACCGCATTCGGCGCATCCAGGATGCTGGGGCCTACACCAACACAGCGGACGTCAATTTCCGCTTCTTGCCGTGCCTGGCTTCTGGCCTGGCCTACTACCTGTCGTTGAAGTTCGCACCTGATCGGGCTGCGGCGCTCAAGGCCATCTACGAAGAGGACTTCCAGCGCGCTGCCTTGGAGGATCGCGACACTGCCAGTGTGCAGTTCGTGCCGGACTTGGGGGTGTGACATGGCCTACGCGACCGGCAAGTACTCCCTGGCCCTGTGCGACTACTGCGGCCAGCGCTACCCGTACAACACCCTGCGCAAGAACTGGCAGGGGTACATGGTCTGCCCGGACGACTACGAGCCCAAAGAGCCGCAACTGGAGCCTCTGCGCTACCGGGGCGACGCGATTGCCCTGCGCGATCCGCGTCCCGACCGCATCGAGCCGGTGTCCGTGTTCGTTGGTGCGCCAGGCTTCACCGCCTTCCAGAGCTACGGCAGCGCCCGTGGCACGAATGACATGCGGCCCTACGTGGAGGGCCAGGCTCTCATTGCCCAGGGCGTCGTCGGGTCCGTCACAGTGAGCACATCATGACCTACGACGAGCTTGTCACCAACATCCGCAACTACACCGAGGTGGACGCCAATGTGTTCTCCAACTCGGTGATCAACACGTTCATCACGATGGCGGAGAACCAGATTCTCCGTGAGATCGACCTGGACGTCTTCAAGCTCGAAGTCGCTGGCAACATGACCTCGGGCAACAAGTTCTTGGCCGCGCCATCGGACATCTTGACGCATCGCTATCTGATGATCACGGTGGCCGGCGAGCAGATTTTCCTGGACTTCCGCGACACGTCCTTCATGAAAGAGTACTGGGCCGACGGCACTGACACCGGTGTGCCCAAGTACTACTCGGTCTGGGATCAGAACACGTTCTACGTGGCCCCCACGCCTGCGCAGAGCTACACCGTGGAGCTGGGCTACATCTACCGCCCCACGCAGCTTTCGTCAACCAACCCCACCACGTGGATCAGCAACAATGCGCCTGAGGCGTTGCTGTATGCCTGCTTGATTCAGGCCTACAGCTACACCAAAGGTCCGCTGGAAATGCTGCAGTACTTCCGCCAGTCGTACAAAGAAGCGATCCAAGGCCTGGGTGTCGAGCAGCAGGGCCGTCGTCGTCGCGATGAGTACCGCGATGGCATGCTTCGCATTCCCCTTAAATCGGAGTCACCTGGACCATGATCTCTGTGCAATCACCCGTCCTCGTTGGAGGCGTACAAGTCGAAACCACTGCCCATCGCGGGTGGTCTGTCGAGGAACTCGCGCAGCGGGCCGCCGACAAGATCATCTACGTGGGCGATCAGTCGCACCCGGCGGTGCGCGAGCAGGCCCGCGCTTTCAAAGAGAGCGTCAAGGGCGTGGTCGCGTTCTACCTTCGGGAGGCGGTTGAGCAGGATCGGCTCACGCTGGCCAATCGTCTGCGCGAGGCGGGCTACCCGGACCTGGTCCACCTGTTAGGAGAGTAATCATGGCATTCAGCGGCAACTACATGTGCACCAGCTTCAAAGTGGAGCTGATGCGCGCGGTGCACAACTTCACGACGAGCACCGGCAACACCTTCAAGCTGGCCCTGTACGACAACACCCCGTCGTTCACGGCCGCAACGACCGCCTACACCAGCTCGGGTGAGGTCGCCAACTCCGGCACCTACTCTGCTGGCGGCGGCGCGCTGACCAACGTCACGCCCACGAGCTCGGGAACCACTGCGTTTACCGACTTCGCGGACCTGTCGTTCACCAGTGCGACCATCACGGCCTACGGCGCGATGATCTACAACGATTCAGCGGCGGGTGATCCGGCTGTCTGTATCCTGGACTTTGGCGGGGCCAAGACCTCGACCAACGGCACGTTCACGATCATCTTCCCGACCGCTGACGCAACCAGTGCGATCATTCGCATCGCGTAAGGAACGTAGGTGGCAGATGCAACCGTTGCGTTCCAAGGATGGAATGCCTCTGGCGTAGGCTGGGGTGAAGACCCCTGGGGGGAAAGTCTTGCCGACTTACCCACCGGGACGGGTCAGGTTGGGTCTGTAGCGATCTCGGCCGATGCCAACGTCACGCTGACGGGGGTATCGGCCTCGGCACTTCTGGGCCAGGTGACGGTCACCGCGAATGCGGACGTCCCGGTCACCGGGGTGTCTGCTTCCGGCGCGGTGGGAACCGTGGCCGTTACTGGGGACGCCAACGTCCTCCCGACGGGGGTGCAGGGCACTGGCGCGGTCGGCACCGTTGTGGTGGCCGCC